AAGCTATGGCTATGGGTTTAAAAGCTTATCGCTATTTAACTGAGGGAGTTGAGTTAATGAATGAACTCGGAGTAGAGTGTGATGAGGCAGATTTAATTAAGACTAATTCATCTGGCTTAACAATCTACAACCCACAAAATCTCGCTAGTATGCTAAAAGGCATGAAGAATAAAACTATGACGAGAGAACAGAAGATTGCTGAGAGATTAAAGTACGATACAGTTGTTGTATCTACTGATACTGTTAAAGACGCAGTAAATAATCTACTTAGCGAATAGTTTATTAGGCATGGTAGTTATATCTGTAAGTCCTAGCTCTCGCCCCCATGTTTTTACATTTCATGGGGGTTAAGAGAAAACTGGAACGAAAGGGGATAAAATGTTTAATCAAGCGACACTTGCTTATTGTGCAGCATTCATTGACGGCGAGGGATATATTGAATCAGTTATCAAACCTAAGAAAAATGGAGCTGGTAAGACATATGATACACACACATACAGGCTGGAACTATGCAATACGGACCTAGATTTGATCAAAGACATACACAAAGATTTTGGTGAAGAGGGAACTTTATTTTATATAAAGCCACGGACCACGGACAAGGGAACGAGGACCAAACCTCAGCTAAGGTGGCTAATTAGCCACAGGAAATTTTACAGGTTATTGCGTCTAGTGCTGCCTTTTATGAGGCAAAAAGACAAAGTAGACAAAGCACAAGCAATAGTGAACTGGGTAGAATCCAGATGAATTAGATATTCCCAGCGCGTTCTGATAAATCATGCTGGGCGTCGCCAGCCATCGAGTGCGAGAAGGTTATCTCGAGAAGTGGCGTTAAACTACTAGACCTTCAGGTGCCTTGGTCGCTGAGCTAATTGCGCATAAGCCAAGGCACTAGTGCCTGGACATATGGCAAAATATAAGTTGCGCACGCTCACGCTCCAGGCACGCAAGCTAATTTGGGGAGGGTGGGCCCTAAGGGCACACGCTCAAGCTGTCAAGGAAAAAATTTAGTTGACTTTATGGCATGAATATGGGAAATTAAGAGAATTAAAAAAAGAAAGGAAATAATATGAAAAAACAAAATGTACTAATACTAAAAGCTGATGACAGCCCGGCAGTGATGCATGAGCTGGAGTCCAACGCTGATGGGCAGCCCAGCTTCGAGGACGTGTATCCGTTAATCAATACTGACATCATAGAGATAGCACAGGGCCGCTGGATACAGAAGGGCAATAGGCCGGAGTCTGTAGACGTGGAGCTGTTCTGTGATGAAGAGGCATTGTGTAAAGCTGGCTTTCAAATCAATCACCGTGCCAGCCATCTCCGCTACAACCTGTTCAAAAGTCAATATGGAGCTCAGATGCCGGATCCTAGACTGGCAGGGGACGTCGCTGTGGTGTTTCCAGCTGACCTGAAAGTTGCCATAACTCCGGATGGGACCGACGTAACAGGTAACTACAAGGAAAGCTACGGGCCAGTTGATTCAACTGATCACATGCTGGACCACGTGAGCATCAATGACTAATCGATCAACATACAACAGCAAGTTGCTGCGGGCAGAGCCCGCGGCGCCTGCTTCGCGGCCCGGGATCCGCGGGACGGTGAACCCGTACTGGGTTTGGAGGGCACAGGCCCGCAAGCCAAGCACCGCGCGCCGCGCTGAGGGCTGGAAGAGAAGGCGCAAGCGTGCAAGCTCTCAAGCCGCTTGACATTTATATTATATAGATTATATATGGGACATTAAGAGAAAGGAAAATTATGAATAGAATAATCATTGGCAGCAATGCCGCGAAGCGCAAGCTGGTAACCGGGGGCCTGTCGAAGCCGTCGAAGATGCCGGGCTACGCGTACAATTTACCAACACATGCATGTATTGTAGGGACCAAGCTCAGGGCTGTCCCTGGCAGCACGTGCGAATTCTGTTATGCTCACGAACGGGGCCGGTACCGGTTCAGCAACGTTAAGGAAGCGCTGAACAGGCGCCTGGCAGCGATCCACCGGCCGGGCTGGGCCCTTAACATGGCCGCGGACATCAATGCCCGGACCAGCAGGTACTTTCGCTGGCATGACTCCGGAGACATACAAAGCATTAAACACTTATTGAAAATATTCCAGGTCTGTCGTTTAACGCCAGACGTGGCGCACTGGCTACCCACACGGGAGGCCGGGCTCCTTTCTAAGATACCAGCGGCGCGCGTGCCGGCGAACCTCACTATCCGCCTGTCGGCAACGAAGGTTGATGGACCTGCACCGCGCAGCTGGGCTCTAACGTCTACAGTAGTAACCGAAGGCAGGACCTGTCCGGCCCCTGATCAGGGGAACGAGTGTAAGAGCTGCAGGGCATGCTGGGACAAAAATGTCAAGAACATAGCGTATGGGAAGCACTAAGCGCGGACCGGGGTTCGTGCCTGACGGCATGACGGTCGACGAAGCTTACAGGCGCTGGGGATACAAGCTCAGGCGCAAGCGTGCAAGCCACAAGCGCACAAGGCACAAGCACACAAGTCACAAGTTCGCAAGCAACAAGCCCTCAAGCTCGGACCAGGATTCAAGCTCCGCGAGTGGTGGGAGGGTGGGCCCATGGGACACAAGTTCCCGGATCGCGGATCCCGCATAAAGTTTCGGGGCTCGCTGATCGGGAGTCTCGACACAGATAAAAGTTTTCGTAGGATGCTTAATATGGAACGCTATTTGGTGTGGTGAGAAGGTTATTTTTTTACTCTTTGTTACTTTTAGCTCAACTGTAAAGAATCCTTGTTTTTCAGTATAGCCCACAAGGTCGGGGAACCCAAAAGATGCCCAAGATTCAATGCGTGTCCATAAAATATTAGGTGTATTTTTCTTAACTTTTTGCCAAAGTTTTGATTCGTTTTTCAAAGTAAAAGTAATATGATTAAAATGAGTATCGCCTTGTCTATTTTCTCAGGTGGTGGGTTAAAATTCCATCCCATTATTCCACCAAAATCATGCACCTATGCTTCTCAACCTTAGGTCCAATCAACTTATTATCTACTAATTTAATCTCCTTAATATTAAATTCTTTTTGTAATGGATTTCTCCCATCAGGTAAAATCATCTGAACACGAGCATGCTTTCCTTCCTCAGACTCAGCAAACTTTTCCAAAACTTGTATCAGTTTCTTAACATCATACCAATGTACACTTATCATTTAAATGGTGGCCCTCCAAACCAAGCAACTACAGAATATCTGGTTCCTTTAGTAACAGGTGCAACTCTATGCCTGAGGTAACTAGGAAATACCAGCACATCTCCTTTTTTAGGTTTAATTTTTCTGGTAACATAGTCTGAATTGTCTAAAAAACTAACCTCAAAATCTCCTCCTTTAAAATCATCATTAAGAATAGCTGATACACTGATTTTTCTAACAGTACCCGCTAAGACAGCTTGATTTATTTCCATAAGATTTTTTGCTTCTCCAAACGTATGAGCTCTAGCTGCATGATGACAACTACAACCATCTATATGCCAATTATAATGTTGTTTTGTAGCTCCTTCATACTTAGTAAACTGCAACATCTCACACGCTTTAATATCATAACGCCAACCTGTTTGCCAATTAGCAGCTTGTACATACTCCCACAACCTAGCATTTACATTTTGATCTTGAAACCAAGCAACACTAGAATTTCTAGGCCCATCTGTAGTCGACATTATTTCACCTTTATCGCCCTGATGTGTTGCTGTTTCTGTTTTATCTTTGTAGAAATTAATAATTTCATCACAAGTCTCAGGAGCGAAACCATGATTAACAATATAAACAGGAGACATTGTGGTCTGATCTCTAAATAAATAAAGCATTATCTTCTCTTTCCTTGTCCTCTATATTTTTTAAAACTTCTTCTTTTATGTTTGTTCATTGAACTGAACTTTGGGTTCCTTCCAATACTTGTGCCATGAAACACAGGATCGTGTTCCTGAAAAGATTTCCACTTCTTAGCCATCTATAACTTTATACTCACCCTCAACTAAAACTTTATTATCTTCATAAATCTTCTTCATCTTAGCCTCTAGCTCTTCGATGGATAAGTCTTCTATCTTTCCTGTTAAACTTATTTTTTGCTCAATGTAGAGCCCTGCTGCTTTTCCTCTCGCAACCTCTGCGTTCGCTGCTGCGCTAAAAGCTCCCTTAGATAAAGCCGCTTCGCGTATGCGACCGAGTTCTGTGATGTGTTTCTCAAAATTAACTTCATATTTCTTTTGTACTTCAGACCTGATCTCTCCGATATATTTGACGACGAGCGGGAACTTGTTAGGATTCCTAAGCTCTGAAGCACGGACGTGAGCGCTGCCTTCAGCATAGCCAGCTTCGATTGCACATTCGGTAGGTGTTTTACGTCCTTCATTATAAACTAGTAACTCCGCGAACTTCTTTTGTTGTTCTGATAATTGTTTGGGTAATCCCATAGAGGTAAGTATAAGTAAATTTACGTTAGATTACAAGACCGGATTTGACCAGATAAATAAGGACATTAAGGTAAAAATTAGTAGGTATATTTTAATTTCAATCAACTTTCTCTGCCTTAATGAAAAATCTTAATATAAATTTTATAAATCTTTTAATATGTCCTAATAAAAATTCATTTAGAAACCATCTTACTACACGCATTACAATTAGGATTGGACTAGATAATACATCAAACACAACAAGAGATATATCTACTCCTGTATCTACTATATTATCTAAATTAAAATGTTTCTTAATTCCCTGTTGGGTTTTCTGTGAGGATTTTGACAATTCTCTTCCTCCCCATGTCCATCTCGACTTCAGCCTCCACCTGGACACACTGCATAAATATTCCGGCTTGATCGGGGCCAATGTTTTGCATAGCTACCCGTTTGGTCTTAAGACAATCAGCCATTCCCTGAGTTGGCACCGTCTCTATTATGGAACCGTTAGTTATAAGCAGTACTGCGAATAGTGTCTCAATCATGTGATACTCCATTCTGTCTTATCTTATCTATTAATGTTTCAACATCTATCATACGTTCTTCTATAAATTGTAACTGCATATTTAGTTTTGAAATTTCAGGGATCTCTGCGTTAACGTGTGTACGAAGTTCTTCTTGTGTTTTTGACAGCCATTCCACCAACATGTAGAGCTCGTTTACTTGTGGACTGACCATGGTGCCCTTGGGGACCCCGTCTATAAATTCATTAGCGGCTTCCATGTCTTGTGCCATTAACTGTTGATTTGTCTCGAGAGTATTTAAGCGCTCAATAATAGAGAAATATGACATAGTGCCTATTGCGACGGCGGCCAGGATGGCTAAAAGGTTGCGCGCCGGGAGCGAAATGGAAGTGTTGTCCGAGAGCTTCATTAGTTTAATAATGGATTGTCGTTAGCTGCTTTCAATTCATTTATCTTTGCACTAAGATACTCAATAGCTGCAGCATTAATTGCTACATCTTTTTTAAGATCATCTACTTCTTCTTTAAGTGTTAAGTAATCATCTTCTTGAGAAGCACCCAGCGCATTAACTCTATCATTTATCTTTTCGTTAAGTTCTTTTAACTCTGCATTGATTCCTGATAGATCAACTGTTTCATTAACAACAAATTCTTTGTTTTCTATTGCATTAAGTCGTGTGTTGAATTCACCCCAGGCATAAAAACCTCCGCCGATGGCTCCTACCACGCCGATCAATGCCGCATATGTTGACAATTTATTGATTAGATCTGGCATCCATTAATCCTTTTAATTTTATATAAGCAGCATCTGTAGCTTGCTGCGCTTCATTTAGTTTAATCTGATACTGAACCACTGGATCAGTCGCTACAAGATTTGCCTGTGTATTATAAATAGTTTTATTATAGCTGTCTAGGCTGACCTGCATGAAGAACGCTGGGTCTCCACTAGGTAATTGGCGAGTATCAAACAAGGCTGCGTTCATATTGAAATAACTAGACATATCTGGCTGATTAGCCACCATTTCTTTAGCCACTATTTGGTTAACTGCATCCAGAGTTAATGAAACTCTCTGCATCTCATTAGATATTTTGCTTTGTATAACCTTTTCTAGTGCTGCTACTTTGATATCTATATCAACTTCCACATCTTCGCTAGGTTCTTGTCCTGGTGCTTCAACTGGTTCCTCGACAACTTCTTCTTGTTCGGCAACGTCTGTTGTCTCCTCCGGCTCGCCTGCAATAGGCTCCTCGCTACTGGGTTGCTCTTCAATCTGTTCATTGCTTGTTTCCTCAATTGGTTCTTCTTTAACAGGTTTTGTTTCAAGTGGTTCCTCTTCCACCGGCTCTTCCTCGACCAAGGCTACCTCTTCCAGGGGCTCTTCTTCCTTCACTGGTTCTTCTTTAAACTCTTCTGCAAATTCTTCAACTAGTTCCATTGGTGGCTCTTCCTCAAAGTATTCTTCAAACATTTCCTCAAACATCTCTTCTGCCATTTCTACATTCATTTCTTCCATTGGCATCTCATCAAACATCTCATCAAACTCTTCTATGAAAGCTTCGTCTGTAAATACTTCCACATACATCTCTTCTTCAAAGTACTCATCTTCAAAATACATTTCTTCTATTGGTGGTAATTCAGTAAACATTTCCATTGGTGGAGGCTCATCAAAGAACTCTACTTCTTCAAAGGCAAGAGTTTCTGGAAAAAATTCTTCCATGAAAGGCTCTTCGTAATAGTCGTCTTGATAGTAATCGTCTTCAAAAAAAAATTCATCAAGTGTTAAATAGTCCTCTTCTATTTCAAATTCTTCTTCCTCAAAGATTTCAGTATTGAATGAGTATTCAATGTCCACCTCCTCCGGCATAAAATACTCCTCTTCATAAACATATATATCATCAAGATATAAGTCTTCTTCAAAGGTATCTAAGAAAGTTTCAATGTCTGCTATCTCTTCCTGGGCCGGACAGGTTGGCGGCGACTTCTCATAACAATAGGTTATATCAGTAACAGTGGTTGAGCTTAGTGCAGAATAGCTAAGCCTTAAGTCAGGTTGTATAATATCTGGGCCACTGTGGCCGTTGTTCCAATTACCAGCAGCATTATCTATATCAAATGTAAATCTTGTAGTTAGTGTACCGTGTGAGTTTTCTGCATCAGGCGCAATAACTAAAGTATTAGTATGAGAATTAAATTGATTATTGTGGTTGGTGGTATCCTGTAGAATTATAGTTTGGGTAGTTGTATCAATTCCGTTAGTTGCAGTTTGTTTCATTTCTATGGTGCTATCCCAAGTGTTCCACCACCTGACCTTAGCTGTTAGAGTTGAAGTTAAACCTTGTTGTAGTTCTTGTTCAGTTAATACATCTTGAGAATTAATTGTAGATTCTGCAAACGCACCATCCTTACCAGTCAAGTATATATTTTCATTTATATCAGAACTGTCTGGAAACATAGTTCCTTCCCAGCTACCATCATTCCATTGTTGAGATAATAAATTATTAGTGACTACAGGATTACCTGTAGTGATAGTGGTTACGGTTGTAGTGTCGCCTGGGTTGGGTGTATTTTCAATGACGACAGTATCAGCACTACTTGAGAACGTTAGTAGGCTCGCCATTACTGTCAAGTATATAGCTTTCTTTATCATCTAACCCCTCCAATATCTCGTTATCAACTCTTTCCATATATCTTAGAGTTTTTACATACTCCTCATAGTCAGGCCTTTGTTGATCATATTTATTCCACTCTTCTAGAGCATCTCCTCCTATTTTACCATTGAATGGGCACGGAGTTCCCGCATGAGCCATAGCTGAGAAAACTCTGCTATCTTGACACAAGATGCTGACCGCCGCAACTTTCATGTTGTAGTCGAACAGTAATTTCGAAAGCTTCATACGCTCACAATTCATATCGCGCTTTGTAATGCCTATGCTACCACCTATAAGTGGTTTCTGTATTCCGATTCCAACCCCTACAACACACAAATCCTGCGACATGGCTGAAATTCCAGGTGATGATGCTGACGGTACAGTACGTGTGTCGCCAGTGTAAGAATTGTTATTAGTAGTAGAAGTAGTGGTTGTATTAGCTGATGAACCACTTTGGTACGTCGTGCTGGCGGTACTTGTGTATCCTCCGGTGATCGCGGTATTGGAACCGGTGGAATTAACTTGGTCGTTTGTTGTGGCACCAGAAGACGTAAGGTCCCCATCAGCCATTGCATGATCGAACAATGCACCAAACACCCATAGCATAGCTATAGTTACACCAGTGATAATGAAAATGTTTTTCACTTAATTCCCCCGAATTAAGCTATTTATACACTACCTTTATCTTTATTCATATTATTTTTTAGAAAATCTAAGAACCAAGGATTGTCTCTAAACATTCCAATCAGATAGTTAGTCATTTGATTTACAACTAACTCTTCGCCATCATCTTCTTTTAATGGACCATTGGCTTGGTTAAGTCCAGCAGAGTAGGAAATTCCATGCAAGCATTCATGCAACAGCACGTTTGCCATCTCCTGCCCGCAAAGATTATGCTGTAATAAGATTTTACCTTCACGCGCGCGGTACTCACCGTAGCAGTCTACCATATTGTCTGTCTTAAAATCTGGTGAAACATATTCTATTACAATATCCCTATATCCAATCTTTACCTTAGAGGGTAAAGCACTAGAAACTTTTTCAACTTTCTTTGGTCTACTCTTTTTTACTGATTTCTTTGGCATACATGTATTCTATTTATATTCGACCCAACAGGAAACAAAACAAAATAAAAAAGCCTATCAGGTCGAATTTAACATCCCGCTGGGCCTTACTAGGTTGCAACTTCCTTAAAATCGACTAGCAGTTACTGATTCCTTGTGAGAGGTTCGTCAGCTGAAAGGAGTCCCAGGGGATAATACAATTCTTATTTTTTTTCTAAAATGTGTCAACCTTTTCATATAGTAGGGAAATGACCCCTACCTACTTTTTTAAAAAACTTGCTTTTTGCGCGCGCGCCAAGTGTGAAAAACTGGGAAAAATTGAAGATATTACCGGTGAATACCGTTGATTACCGGTGGGTCGGTAACGATATTCCTTAATAAAAACATAGACTTAAGTACCATATTACCGAATTACCGGTGTTTTTTGAAAACTTATTTTTTTTTTTACATGCATGGGGTAATTCTCCACTATATAGGGGGTACTTGTGACATTTATGTCACACTGTTCACCCTGACAGCATTCGTCTACGTTTTTCGTACAATTTGAGCATTGATAGTGCCCGTGAACCACGATCCGCGCTGCGCGCTGCTTGCACCACGGACATTCCATCATACCTCAGGCCCCAAAGGTTCTTGGACCGAGTACCGCGATTCGCAGAAGTACTCAAAGCCCTTCATATTTCCCTCTTTATTGTGATTTTCTATTAATTCTAAGGTCAGCTTTACCTTATTTTGGAACAGAAACTCTTGACAAGTTATATTGCTATCAAA